AGTCACAGCAGCATGGTCCAGGCTGATATTATTAATTAGTTTCCAGCTTTGATACAAAGATATTCCAGGAATATTCGTGAGATTACTCCCATCCACTGCCGGTAATTCTGATGACCCGTTAAGCTGAACAATCTCGTTCACTCCAGTACCAACATCTAGCATTGCTGCGGTACCTAGGTCTTCCAGTTTTAATCCTGTTGTATTATCAAGTGCTTCAACGCTTTTACTTATTGATAAAAAATCGTGACCAGAAGTATTCTCATCAGCTGCTCCTATCTTTAAATTTAATTTTGATTCTAAGGTTGCTATATCTATTGCCATTGTCTATAATCCTGCTAGTGCTAAAATTTCAATTTCTTCCAATGCTGCCAAAGCATCAATATTGCTGTCGCCCCATGATAAATTTCCCGCCCCATCAGTTGTTAATACTTGGCCAAGTGTACCGTTACTCTCATTAGTATTGAGTGCTACAGCACCAACCGAATTTGCAGTTGGTGTATATACGTCAACCGAACCAATACCGAAAATTATTACTTCAATATCGGAACCGTTAGCAGGTTCTTCGGTAAAGATTAATTGTGTTCCGGCAGTACTGTATGCCGAAATGTGCTGTTTTACACCATCTATGTGAACAATAATGGATGCATCGTTAACGATATTTATCCCTAAATCATATTGGATAATAGTTCCATTTGCTATAAATGTCCTAGACTCAAAAGTAGAAGGTACAAATACTTGACTACCAGTTTTAGTTCCTATATATGACATATGTATTATCCTGCTAGACTGGGGTTGTTATTTCTAGAATTGAGCAAACTGCTTCTATATGGTCTACGGTCGATGCCGTTAATGCTAATACATCACCAGCTTCCAAATTAATCGGTTTATCTAGTACTAATGTAGAGTCTTCGGGAACAGCAAGAGTTTTTCCTATGTGAATAAACTCTTGTGTACCACCATTATCCCCAGAAACACCACCATCAACTGTTATTTCGATATCTACAGTAGCTGCAGTTTGACCGTTAATATTTGAAACGTATAATGCGTGTATAACAGCTGCCGTATTTGTAGGTACCGGACCATAGAGTACTGTTCTCGTTTCTGCTAGTACTGCTGCACCCGCGTTTTTAAATGAATTTGCCATATTATCCCCCTCCTAATGCTATTGACATTGCAACGGATGACTCTGATGATAAAGCAGCTGCAGCTGCAGCTGCTGAAACCTGAGCTGCTAAGGCCGAACTCGCAGCTGCAGCTGCGTCGTCTTCAGCCGCTGCAGATTTTATATTTGCGTCTTCGGCAACCGCATTAATATTAATGAAATTACTGTCAACCTGTAAATTGGTTAGTGGCTGGTTGAGAATTTGGTTAACACCAGATGACTCTGTAGTTTCGGTCTGATCTTGCCGGAGAAAAATTCCAGTCATTATGATTCCTTATTTAATAATTGTTCTAACATATCTTTTATTGTATTTATATCCGATTCGAGTTTGTCTACTTTAATTCTCATTTTTTTATCTTCCAAATATTTAGAATATGCCTGTCGATCTGTATTGATCACCACCCCATTATGTTTTTCGAGGTGTGGATGATCCTGGACTTTCATTATACCACTGCTATTATTCTAAAATCTTTTAATACTGGGTAATCCCTAGAATCGTCTGATTTATATACGATTTTAATATTCATAGAATCGAATTTTTGTAATCCCGTTATCGTTCCAGTACCCTCTCTAAAGGATTTCTTAGTCTCACATGTCGGCAAGGTCAGATTCATTTTTTCATACTTAAGCCTACGATGATCTATACCTTCTTCCGAGGCCTTTGAAGTTCTATAATAAAATTCAACTTCTGTTCCTACCGGTTTATTGTAAGTGAATGCCAATTTAAACCCAGTATTATCAACACCAAATCTTAATATTTTAGTTGCATATTTCGAAACACTACTAGATCCACCTGAGACAGTTTCATCTCTCCATCGAGTAGAATATTCTATAAAAACAGCTGGACCTGTTATAGCAGGCAATCCTTTAACGGTTATATAATTATTTGTTACAGAATGAATCGGGAAAGTCCCTAATAATGTAGAGGCATTACTATTGCCATCATATATAGTAACATGGTATCCATGGTTTATTAAAGCGAAGTTCGCCATTGTTGTTGCGTCAATAGAGAATATATCGGTTAATACACCTCCTATTGGGGTAACAGTTACATCTTCTGCTAAAAAACTTTCCTTATCGAGTTCTGAAGAATAATCTCCTATAACGGGGTTATTAATCCTAAAGTTTGTGGTTAATATAGCAGGGAAAGAACCACTTAATAATATTCTAGGTGAAACCTTTTCATCTGTTGACGTTAAATGGGAGTTAAAAGTTATTGACTTATTCCCAGCGTTCAAATGAGTTTCATTTTCTTTGCTTAATGATCTCAATTTCGTCGGACTTTCTACTGTGTGATTACGCAAATTATTCAGAGATGTATAACCAGTATCAGAGTACCCTTTATATTTGTAACTGATATTAGTTCTATTTGGTGTCATATCTGTACTAACAGGTTTGAACATATCAATATTAATATTTTTCGTTATAACAATATCCCAATCAGACCTAGTTTTAAGATTTTCTGAACTTGTGGCCACCACGGGATCTTCTGATGATGGCATATTCTCTGCAATGTCGATGATAAAGGAATCCATTTCGCTACCAGATACAGTAAATTCTCCATTTAAATCTGTTCCTGCGTATACCCCTCCGTAAGTGATGGCGTTGTCAGACACATCATTAATCGCTATTCCCGATATTGTAACTCTATCTCCGTTATAGAATCCATGACTCGACATACGGATTCTAGCTAAAGATGAACCCTCTTTAAGAAACATGAAAAACCCACTCATTTTTTTATTCTGGATAGAATTATCATTTATAAAGTTTATATTACCAGCAGCTGTGGTATCAAAAGAAGCTCTATATAATTCAAATGTCAAATCTTCATATTGATCTGTTGTCCATGTCTCGGAGTTTTGAGATTTGAATAGAGATCCCAATAATGGTTGTTCGTCGATTAAACCAGAACCACCAGCATCAGCTTCACCCATATAATTTGTCCAGAGATTATAATCTTTGGATTCAGATTTAATGTATATACCATAGGATTTACCTTTACCTCCGGGTAAATAAACTGGGGTCTTGAATTCGATATGAGTCGGGGTATCTGGTGCAGGATAATCAACGCCATCTACTGTAACTGTATTTGTAGATAATTTACAGTCTTCGTGTAGTATGTTTATTTCAGAGTCTTTAAATGCTAGAGGTCCGGGATAACCGTTTACAACATTTATTATAGAAACAAAAAATCCTGTACTGGTTTCTTCTGGTTTAGATACAAAGAAAAGATCTAATCCTGTCAAAAAAATACCGGTCTCTTCTGGTACAAAAAAGGTTTGGCACAATGGATCAATTTCAGTATCATAGGTTACAGAAGCTACTAATGTTCTACCATCTCCTACTTCTTTTATATCTTCTATTGATTGGGAATCATCTTGAGATGTAGCCTCATCTGTAGATCCTCCTGAATTAATAATCGTGTCGCTTTCATTTGCGTATTCGGGTCTATCATAATCATCAACTGCAACTTCGTCAGTCGCATTTATTGTAGTTCCCCCTGAATCGACACCCGGTGATATTAATACAGGTTCACCAGTTGACTTGGTTATTGTTGTGACTCCGGGGATTTCGATTTGTTTTGTTCCCATGACAGGAGGTACGTATTCCTGTACAGTGTGCCAGCTTTCCGTATGGGTATTGGTATTGGTTATTGTGGTTTGATGACCCGTAGATCTAAATGAACTTTTAACGAATGATTCTGAATATATAGAATCAATATCCGAACTAGAGAACGTAATTACATTAGTACCTGCTGGAAACCTATGATCCCCGTTATTAGGAATTCTTAATACCCCACATAGTTTACCGTAATTAGAGGATTTTTGTTTAAAACCACCTCCAGTATATGCCGCATATTGATTTGCTGATGTGACTATAGATTCTACAGTCCCTACAGAATCCGAAAGAGTTCCCGTTACACTTTCCCCAACTTGAAATGGTGATCCAGAATACGATGTTCCTGCTTTAGTGTTAACTACAAAAAGTAGAATGTTACCCGAAATAGTAGGTTCCCAATCAATCACAACACCGGTATTACCTGTGATACCCCCAGTAATGACATCCCCTGCAGTAAATGAACTTAAGGGATTATCCCTCCCTTGTCCCGTTGGGTCGGCATATTTTCTGGGTTCCCCAGTAGCCTCTATCACACCACATCTAGTTTCTCTATCAAAAGAAAATGGGGCAGTTGATCCGATTGGTTTAGAAACCTCTATTTGCATTGCAACATCTAAATACTTTGTTACATTAATATTATTGACATAGGCATTAAATTCTTTTTTGGGTTTTACCCCATCGGCTTTGTATATTACTGCAACTTCTCTAGTTAAAAGTGCAGGAGCATTAATGGACTTAGTGGTAATTACATTTGAATAGGTTGCAACCTGTACAGGTTTATTATAACCTGCAGTTACTACAACTGGTATACTATCGAATGTTGAAGGGGCTGTGACTGCAGTTAGTATCTCTGCCCCTGGACCATATACTGGTGCAATTGCAGGGGTCGGTGGATTATATACATCTTCCTCAGACTTATCTTGAACTATTTCTGTTCCATAACCCAGGTTTTGTGACGAGGGAAGATCCTGCGAACCATATCCCGCTGCTGAAGTTGAACTTGGGGAGACCCCAACGGATAACTCAGAAGTTGAAGAACCACTGTTATTGGTGGGGGGATTAGATGATGAAACATCTGGATCTACATGGTAAAATCTTGCTGTAGTCTTTGATGAGATATCTAGTTGAACTCCGTGTGGGGTTTCCCATGATTCATCATGTTTGCTAAATACTGTATCTGTCTCCGAAACATAATTTGTACCCTTTGCACTATTATAACCGCTCGTATATGCTGCAGTGAATGCATCATTATGACCATCAACTTCGCCAGCTACCATCTCTTTGTGCCCATCGGGCAAACCATCCCATCCCAGACTTTCCCATCCATCGATGACAGCTTTCTCTTCATCAGTCATTGAGTCAATTTCGTGTTTCCGGCTTATCTGCTTTGCTTCTTCTATTAACCCCAATCCTATTTTGTCATTTGTAGCGATTACCGTAGCTAGAGTAGCCCATTCAATGACATATTGTTCTTCATCCGGATGATCTTCATTCCACCCTACGAATGCTTCTACCAGAGCAGATGCTGCCTCCTGTTCTGTTACATTATAGTCGAATTGAGAACCTTCCTCTCCCAGACTTCCTGAAAACGTTTCTACTACTGCCATTTTCTAATTCCTGTTAATGATGTTTTATTAGATTAATAATTTTGTGCATTTATATTGATAGATTTTGTATCTACCCAAATGTCTGATGCAGGGTAGATAGTCATATTACCTTTAAATGATACTACTGCAAATGGATTTAGGTTAACAACTCTACTTGCTTTTTTAGATGATATGTATTTTTTAGAAGTAAATGGCAAAGTGGCCCAATCACCATCAGCACCATGGGTAATTCTATATCCATTAGTCTCTCTTTCAGACGGCTCTCCATCTTCATCAAAAGTTAAATAATCTTCATTAATGCCTGGTATTAGAGTTCCTTGACTAGTATTTATAATATTTCTAGAATCTATATTTGTTCTATCTATCACCGATTCATTATTGAAGGATTCGACAACGAATCCATTTTTAAACATATTAAACCCATCAGGATCAGTAACGATCATATTATCTGTCTGAGATTCTTTGAGGGATAGAGCTGTGTAATATTCTAAGGTATTAATCCGATCTTCTAGTTGAGAAATATCTTTCATCTGATATCTTCTGTGTTTAATCGATTTAAGTACTACATCAGATCCAACTTTCCCAGTAAACGGCGCATTACCGATCGAATAGAGAATCATATCAGTATTCGGGATTTTTGGAGGTTTTGGTTCTAATGCAGATATACCATTAATAATTTTTAGTTTATTATTTGCTGATAATACTAGGTAATCTAATCTAGGTAAATAGAAAGACCAATCAGCTGTAATATCTGAGTCGGCTTTAATGATACCAAAATTTAAAGATTTAAATCCAATCCCGTTGTCGTTTTTAACTGGCCGGAAATCAAGAGAATCCCTAAGCTCACTATCAATCTTATTATATTGTGTTGATTCATATGAATCACATGAAAAGAAATCTCTATTACTAAGATTACTGTGATTATAATAGGAGTAAACTACTTCGATTGATCCTGTAATTCTTTTAGCTTGAGACTGTGATGTATTTATTCCTCCGAGATCATAATATAATTGTTTTTGCCCTGTGTCCAATTTGAACATATGAGTTATATCGGTATCCGCTAGATTATTTTCATCTATGGTACCAAAACCCCCCGCTTGATGTACTGATACCAGTTTAACACAATCCGCTTTACCTAGAACAATTCTTCCAGTATCGGTTTGAATATCACTCTCTGCAGTAATATAAAAAGTATCGGTTGCTATAGGTTTACCTGCTTCTAGGGAATTACTTCTTTTAATGGTACCGAATAATCTATAACCTGTACCGATCGTTAAATTTGATACTGTTAACGTTTGGAATAATGTGTCTAATGTGAATACTGCAGCACTTTCAATCGCTCCTGTAGCAGTAGCTATTATCGTAAAATTTTGATCGATGGTGTTAGCGAATATTATATCATCCCCAGAAAGCGAATAAGTAAGTTCTGTTAATGTTGCTGTATTCTGGTCTGAAAATCTTCTAGTAATATTATATGTGGTATCACTTGTTGAATCATCCGAAGATCTAATCTTCCTTATAAAATTATTAGATAGTTTATAGATAGAGAAGTTGGAATTATATTGTTGATGTGAATTCAATAATGTAAATTTCTGCCCAGAGAATGAAGAATTTAATGCATTGATTATCGTTAAGTCTGTACCAGATATAGCTGTTATCTGATATGAATTCACCCCATTATCTGGTGTAATATAATCATTGATTTTTAATTCTGTTGAGAAAGATGTACCAACACCTACAATTGTATTCGGATGATTTACTAAGTCACCCGAGATGGTCCCTTCAAGCGATTGATATGTTTGATGGATATTACCAGTAAAATCCGTAGTACTAGTACCATTAACGAAATGTAAACACTTTACATTTCTTTCATATGATACATTTGCTGCAGTAATAATATCAGAAACATAAACTCTGTAGAGCGTTGTACCCGATGTGTGTTTTTCTATCCATCTGACATCACAGGATCCAATTTCAATACCAGCAGGAGTTCCTGGCACAGTAGAAAATTGATTGTACATCGATACCTTAATGATATCAGTTCCTAGAGTATCTGGGAAGGCGGAGGGATTATCAACTAATATATAATTGGGGGAAGGGCATTGTATAGTGCCACCATCTTTTCTTCTGAAATCCCTTGCTTTACTGTTTTTTAATCTAATTTTCCCCGTTTGTTGATGAAGATAACCATTAGAAACAGCAGCACCCCCCTCTACTTCAATATTATATTTTGATTCATCTCCCTGAGTTAGAAACTGGGGAGTGACAGATGGATCTAATACTCCTGGATATGCACCATCAATTAATACTGCGGATGTTACATATTGCCAAGATACTGTGTTGTCTACGATGATATTGTTATTTAATGTTGATATGGATATGGAAGATCCTGTTGTCCCAGAAGAAACACATTTAAATGAATATTTGTTGCCAGAAATGGAAATTCTTATGACATCATCAACTAAATAATCTGATCCTGGGTACCAATTTTCGATGTAATTATTTCTATCTTCAATGACAGAACATTTATAGGGAGAAGCTATATAGTTACCAGACTCAATGTGGGTTCTTCTAGCAAGTTCGTCACCAATCTTATTATAATAAGGAGATGTATTGAAATAACGGGTTTGTCCTCTTTCAACAGCAAACAATTTTATAAAATTGCTTTTATCGGATTCGGTATCGCCATAAGGTAATGCTGTTAATACTGGGTTTATATGGTATCTATGAGCACCAGGAGCTGCATAGTTTGGTGAACCTGTAGAATTGTCATTCAGATTTGAATCAATTTCGGGAGTTGTTATTTCGTGTGACCACAGTAATCCACAAACATAAGAAGGCTCTGTATTATATCGATTAAGTACGATAATTTTACTTTGTACCGGAACGAAATACCCATCAATATAATAGACTCCATCTGCAATAGATAATAAGCAACCTAGTCCAGAAGCAACCGATGTCTGAGAACTAGATTGAAGCGTTAAACTGATACTACCATCAGAAGTACTTATAACTTCTCCTTCTTGAAAAAGACTTTGCCCATCATCACCAGCAGACATGTATCTCAGATAAATTACATCATCATCTTGCAAGAGGGTTCGTGATTCTACGTGATGTATAAAAGCTGTTACACCAGAAGTTTCACCCGTAAACAGTTTACCGATTATGTTATTTAGATCGAAGTTCTCGGGTACGTTAGATATTTTATAAAATTTGACCCGAGCTTCGTATTTAATAGCTCCTTCGTATACGGGAGATCCATTTTTAAATAAATGCCTTCCTATAGAATCAACTTGTTTTTGAAAAATCGATTGAATTTGAGTTAATTCGCGGGCTTGAACTGATACACCCGGTCGGAAAAGTACCTTTAAATACTTCTGTAATTCTATATGATCGTCAAAGTAAGGATCGGTATTAAAGTTATATGACATAGTCGATAATCTCTTTTATGAAATAATTTTGATAATTTATCAAAATGAAATGAAGGTTTTAAATTTAACCCCTTGATCTGAATCTCCGAATTCTCCGGAAACACTGAATGTCTGTCTATTCTCAGCAAGGATTATATCACCGCTATATTTATCTATACTAGGATTATTTACTATAGAAACCCCCTCAAATGACAATGTTGATTGTGTCGAATCTATATAGAAAGATGTAGCTGTTGGTGCTATATTATGATCAATTGGTTGCAATAATATATTACTTTTATCAGAATTGTAACTTATTATTTTATATTTATTTCCACTAGAATATACTAAATCGTTAATATTTATATAGGATTCTTGTATATTATTAGTTGAAATATTATATAGACTTGATCCTAATAAGGATGTGAATAGACTAGTATTTTCGAATTTACGGACATTTTTGATCAAACCGGTTTGGTTATATTCATTGAGTATAGGTACTCCATGATTTAAATCATCTTCAAGAGTAGTATATAAACATAACACTTGAGAAAATAATTCTCTCGGTAAATCAAATCCGTGTCCTCCGCGTGGAGATAGTATAGGTCTTATCACGCCTCCAGTGCCTGGGGAACTTGAGGTATCGACGACATCTATATTAATATTATGATATCCTGCACCATATCCAGTAGGAGCTCCGGTTTCAGGATCCGATGTTATTAAAGCTCCTGTGATAATACCATTGACTATCTCAAGTTCAACCTCTGCACCTGTACCATCTCCGGTAATTTCGGCATATGCTTCTGAACTATAACCAGAACCACCCGAGGTAATAACAACCGAGGATAATGACCCGTCGACGGCAGCTGCTTCTACGTCCTCTTGAGTTGTGTTTAAATCTAAATTCTCATTATTGGGGATAAAAATCTCAATATCAGCACCACTACCGGGATCTGTACCACTACCATTGGTAACGGTAAGATTAGCATATGTATAACCTATTCCTGGGTTTGTTAATATAATGTGAACTATTTCGCCATCACCATTTAACACCAATGAAGCCGTTGCGCCGGTGCCATCACCAGTTATTTCAACCTTAGCTTGCGAATCATAATCCGAACCACCATCTTCGATAATAATATTAGTAGGAAGTATAGATCCCGCAATATAATATCTATTATATTCAGATGTTGATATAGGCACATAACCAGATCCAGAAAATTTGTTGGAAAATGCCCGGGGGATACTGCCCATGAATTTCCATATATAACCATCATCAAGTTCAAAATTAAAGATATTAGTTCCTGACGGCGCTATTGAAGAAGTTGACCCGCTATTATTGCTTATACACTTGTATATATTTGAATCGACTATACTATAAAAGTTTGTATTGTACATATCCGTCTCATCATCATACATAGTATATACGGTACCAGATTCCCATTTAATATCGGGTATCATATAAGATAAATTTGCAATTTCGATATTTTTCACGGATATCATATTAGATCTTATTACATTTTCTTCCTCATTCGTATGCCCATATGAAGGAACATTACTTAGATCCTCCCACGGAGTAGTATTTGATAGGAAATGGGAATAATATCCAGTCTTAGTTCTGACAGCATCATAAAAGTTTTTAGCTATATTATAATGGAATAGAGGTGTTATCGATTGATTGGCCATGATTAACTAATTGTAATTGTCCAAGTTATAGAAATTGAATCTGCCGGTTGTATATTGAGTACTTCAAATGTGGTTCTACATAACATGATACCAGCCGTTTGGTTATTAAATATACCGGCTTCAGAAATAGATCTACTAGTGGAGTTATTTGTCGCAGGAAATGCAGCACTAAATGTTACTGTATTTTCGTTGACTGATGGTCCACTTCCCATTGCAACTCTGGTTACTGCAGTAACCAGCGTCGTCTCAGTTAGAAGAGGGGTTATAGGATTGGCCGAGCTATCAAGACCACCAGATCCTATCTCCATATGTGACATGAATGATGGATCATCAGATATAACTCTATTCGCTAACCAATCCCTACCTGTAGTAACAACTAAATTACGGAGATTAATTGAATTCTTAATATTACCGTTACCATCGATCACAGTTATATTCAATCTGCCCGTGGTTTCTAAATTTTCTTTATTTATCATTATAATAACCTTATTATGTCTGTGTATGAATCTGACGAAGTAGCGGGAGAATCAAAATACCCATATGCGTATGGATTCAAATCGATACGCATATAATTTGAACCACTGTCACTAATCACCTTTATGTCCTCTGGGACTGAAGGTATAAGTTTATTTATACTTATACTCTTATTATCAATTGATAAAATAATATCTGTTAAGACTTTAATTATATCATTAACATTATTATCATATGTATCAATTCCGTGATAAAAGTCTTTGAGAAACCCAACTTTCATTTCTTTTATTACATGGGTAACACTAACCAAATTTGATATTATTAATTCATCAAAAGACAATAAACCGGCCGGATGTACAATACTTTTAAAAATATCAGAATACATATTTGCTGGGACATCTGATTGCAGAACATATGAATATTTTTGATAATATTTGGATTGTAATTTATTCGAATCAGATAAGAATCCGTCTGTACCTTTATATTTACCGCCATTATTAATAAGAGTTGTGGAATCTATTACCCCTGTTATTAAAGAATCTGCAGATTTTACTTTATAATCAGAAATATCTGTAGTGAGGTCAATACCAAGAGGAAGTAGTTTAAAAAATACTTCGCATTTGGCCAAAGTAAGTCTTCTTATTTGATCTATACGTATATCAAAAATTGATGGTAACGAGCCCGATCCAGTAGGGGTGACATTTAATGTATTACCCCGTAATGATATAGGATTGTCAGAATCTGTGTCTAAATTTATAATAAACGAATAACTTGACTCCCATATACCAGAAGAAGGAACTAACATTTCGTATGCTGGATATTTAATTTCCAGAAATTCATTAAAGAGTAATTTGAATACTGCTTTAAACGAAAGATTCGTACCCTTTTCTTTATATATATCCCTTATACGTTTAATTAAAGTTTTTTTATTGACATCCGAGAATATTCTCTTAGGTAACGATGGCATAAATTCAGATCTGTACTTGTCAAACATATAGGATAGAGCGCTTTCCCCATCGGGATTTCTTATTTCTAATATCTGTTCAATGGTTTGAGATGGGTTTGAATCTATAGATACGATTATACCAGATCTCCCATTTGATCCCGTAAAAGTTTCGCCAATCTCAAAATCAGATCGAGAGGGTATAAATAATATATTATTTGGTCCATCAACACCATTAATGGCTTGAGATGACCCAGAGGATACACCGGTGATAATGTCTGATATATGAAAAGAGTCACTAGAAATATAAGTGACTCTAGCAGAGTTCATGAATTCGTAATATAATTCTAAAAAGGCAATGAAATCTGGGAATTCGTCCTTAATGTGTTCCGGGAATACGTTTTCGGTTTTCATTATATTCTAGACGGTGTAGTCTTATAATTAATTGTAGATAAATTAGCTAATTGATCAGATGAATGCGGTAATCCTGATGCACTTATCGTGTTAATAGTAACGATGTTGTTACCAATTGGAACAACGTCATATGATTTAAGTTGTGCTTTTATTAATAATTTAGTCCCAGCATCTCCAACAATGGAGCTTATGATTATTTCATCAGTATTGATAGAACCTGAATCATAATCAACTGTTCCTATGATTCTGGAAGACTTCTTATTATCACTCGTTAAATAGTATATCAACATATTGCCCTTGCCATCATCTTCTAGATAATTAGTAACTGTTGACCCTGGCAAAGTGAACCCAGAAGATGATATTATCCCGCCAGATAAGGAAGTTGTATGTCCGTAGTGAGGGTTATAGATTGAATTATTGAAATCTATGACATACCTATGGGGTGTATTTAAAAGAGGTAGCATATCCTTCGATATTTCGTGTTTCACGGTGGTAGCTATTATGGATTCATCTACACCTTTAATTAAATCGATTATATCAGAATTATAATACACAGTATTAAATTTTGTTAAGGTTTCTGTATTATAGTTATCAATAGCAGAGTATATTAAAGTATTTAATTCCTTGTCAGATTTATTGGATTTTAATGTATCAAAATAATAATCAACAATAACATCCAAATAAATATATTCCGGATCAACGAATTCCGGTATTATAGATGTTAATTTATATTTAGAAAGACCGTTGACAATTTCTTTTTTTGATTCAGGTGATAATACTGTCGATACTCCGGCAGGTAAAATCGACATAAATACCTTACCATAGACTGGAGGTATATTATCCTCACCACCCCAAACCGACACATCCTTGATTAAATGAGAAAAATTGTGGTTTAATATAGATTTAAAATCCATAGTAGTAACTGTTCTATTCTGAGCTGTATACACGTATGGTGCATTTTTCTTTATAGATTCTATAGATTCTATATTAGCACCTCCCGTAGATTTGGTTGGATTAGTGATAGTGACAGAAGTTAAACCGGTAATACCAGATTGCATTGTAAAGGTTGAAATATCATTAGCGTCTGGTCCAGAGGTTTTAAGATAAGATATTTCAACTATATTTCCCTCCTTAAGCTTAGTACCAAGTATATCATCACCGAAATAAATTTCATGTTTCTCATTTGAGCCTTCCTGAATAAAAAATAAATCACTTGTTCCTATGGAATCTATAATATTATCAGAAAAAATAAATGTTTTGTATATAGTAGATTCTGAAGATTCGTATACTGTTACTCTAATAGTACTGGTATCGCATAATTTATTGGGTATCTCAAATATTTGATCAGCATTCGTGACTGTATATCTGTGAGATAATAATTTCCCTTCCTTAATGCTCAAAGGCAAAGATATAGATCCATCCAATACTGGAACTGTATAATCGGTCAATGTCACGAATGAATATTCCCCACCTTTGAATAACGTTCCGCGAGGTAAAACTATATTAACTGATGAAGAAGTCCCAGTTAATATAATTTCAGCGGACGAGGCTTTTGCGGATCGAGGAGTATATCCCAACGATTTAGCGAGTGAAACAACATTACCCCGTACTTGTGCAGTATCAATAAACATTTCATTGACACTCATAGAAGCAGTCATTGCATTATAATGGGTATTATAGGCTAATACATCTAATAGAGTCGACATGGCAGAACCATCAAAATCATAATCTGTAAATTGTGTCTGATTTTTTAAAAATGATTTTAAATTATTCTTTATATCAAAGAAATCTAAATCTGTAGTAGAAACTGTCATTATTTAATCCTTTGTAATAATGTGTCTAATGTGAATACTCGTTCTGTTGGAAAATTAACCAAGGTAAATTCTAATTTGATTTTGAATTCATTTGAGTCCGTACCTTTTATATCTATATTATTTATAGAGACTCTAGGTTCGAAATTTTCTATTAACAGTTTAATTTCGGATCTTAGTGAAGACACAGATAAATTATCGATTGGATCAAATAATAATTCATTTATCGATGATCCAATCCACGGTTGAAAGGGTCTTTCCCCTGATATCGTCATTAAAAGATTTTTTAATGATCGTTTAACAGATTCTGCATCCAATAATATAGAGATGTCATCAGTCACTGGATGCCTAGCAAAATTCATATCGATATCTTTCCATATCCTTGTAGTTCTTTCTGATATTTCCATTTATTATTACCTGTATTATTATTTATCCGCCAGCGAAAACGTTGGGAGATCCTTGTGCAACTGATGTACATGATATAATAGCATCACCGACCCTACCTGCACCTTTGTTATTAACATAAACAGTACCCGATCCTGTTTCTATTGCCATTGCGTGTGACGGACACGGGCTACCGGGAAGTTTATGTGTAGTATTCTTATCACCTTGTCTTGACCATGGTATACCATTAACAAATACATTCCCCGACCCCGCTGCTCTTGCTGGTTTAGAGCAATGAGGAACATCGTCGTCACCTATTCTTGTAGCGGCAGGCATTATTTTAACTCTCTTTCCATAAGAAGTTGTAGTTTCCCATTCCAGACTGAGTTAATTTGGTGTTCCTCTTCAGTGTGTGGAGATGGTATCACATAAGGTTTAAATGATATCAAATTATCAAACTCCATGGGTATATCATCATAGTTATTAAACACTACGATATTTCCATTTATTAAAACTTTAAATTCATCCATTATTTCTCTCTATGTAATCTTTTAACCAATCGTAATATCCATCGGTAGATGTACTACTAATAACCACAATATGTGTAAATGATGACAATCTTAATTGGTCTGGTAGATTACTTATTGTGATCGCCATCCCTGACCTCATTTAATATTTTTATCATAGAGGATATAGATATTTTTTTTGCACCCTGATATTCAATTACATATCCTCGGTCAATTAAATCTTGGTTAATATCAAGACCATTAATATACAGAGTCCCAAGCACTCGACCGAATTTACCTAATCCGTGTGATTTTATTATAATGGGATTTATATCATCAGAAGTTAATCGTATTAATTCTTCTTTAGCTTCTAACCCATAAACCTTTTCATCGGGATTAGAAGTTCTAGATTCGGGTGCATCAATACCAGCTAACCTAACTCTAACGTTGATGGAAACATTAAATCCTAAATCTATATTACCATCAACTGTATCTCCATCAACAACCCTCGTTATATTTATTCTATATTCATACATTGCTATTTTCTACTCTCATAAAGAAGGACCTTGCATTGAGCAGGGCTTTTACTAGGTATTCGCAAAGTACTTTCGTTAGTTTTATCTTTTGCGGTTATATCCACAAGTGCGTCAAAGTAATCCCCTAATAATACCGAAGGAACAGTTTCTTCTGATGATTTAACATCTTTCATCAATTTGGAAGGGTTTAGATCGTCGATAGAGGTATGTATCTTGTTTCTGGCATCATCATCAAGATCTTCTACTTCTACTTTAGGTAAGGCTAATTCTTCATTAAATTTATCAAAATCATCTTGTATTTTAGATTTTAGAGTCTTCATATCATCAGTTTCTTCAGATGGAAGTTCTGGATCTGGATCTTCTATAGCAAATAAAGGTACTTTTACTTTCTCTTTTACTTCCCCATTTTCGTTTACAACGATATTTGGTATTACATTACAAATATCGTTCCCACCTGTGATATCTTTTAGCATGATATCCAAATTGTGGCCAGAAGATTCAATCGCAGGACCATATTTTTCAAGAAATTCGTTTTTCCCTTTTGTAATCTCAGATTCTTTTGCGGCAATCCGAGCTTTTGCGGCAATAACCAATTGATTATCTTCTGATATCCCCTGATTTGTTAGATCTGATAATGACCTGTTTAGGTCAATGAGACTATTGTTTCTAAGGTTAGTAATTGTGGCTAATTTTGATATTTCCACTTCCATAGGTATATCTATTGATGGAAGTTCTGGTAGTAATTCTTCTATTCCTAGTTTATCTCGAACAGTTTCTAAAAATGATTCCGCAGAGCTTTGTGCATCCGCTAAAGCGGAAGATGCATCAGATTCGACATTATCAAATATACCAGTAGCTAGAGACTTTAGCTTTTCTTTGAGTTCATCTAAATTTAAATCTATTCCGCAAGGCATTTTATTATTCCGTTAATTTTATTAATTCAGATCTATTCGAGGAGCTGTTACTGAATAATTACCGACCGAATCGAACATAGTTTCTCCCCCTACATTAATCTCATAATTACCGACCGAATCAAGCAGAGTTTTTTTGCCAACTTTGAGTGCATAATTACCATCTATAGAATTGATTGATATGTCAGAAGTTATTTGGAGAGCCAGTCTTTCGAGTGCTGTTATTGAGTAATCTTTCCCCACAGTTTGGGTTAATGTACCATTTACCATGTGCGTATGATTACCATTACACGTTGTCTTCGAATCTTTATTAATTCTGAGGGTATCACTCTTAGATATATTACCTGTGCGATTACCTATGATCTCATATGCCTCATTTCCCCCATTTTCCCCGGTACCGATTTTAACATAATGGTTCTTGTGGATTTTTTCTGTATAATTTCCCTCAACTTCAAGAATATAATCACCCTTGATTAAAGTTCTACACGCTCCAGCGATAGTGAGATTACAAGCACCTTCAATGGATACGTTTTTATCTTTTAGTACAATTTCATAATCAGATCCTACAATCTTTGTTACTCTAGACCCATCAGGATGTATTTCGTCAAACGTTCCAGTTCTGTGATAATTCATCAATCGTTCGCATCCAGGTGAATCATCTATCTCGTGTACGTGACCGGATTCTGATTCGTGTACATGATTATATGGGTATAATGAATATTTGTTGGATTTAGGATCTAACTCATCCCAAAGCTGTCTTTCATCAACGACCATACCTTCAACGGTTGATAGATTTGGTTTAGTTGCTTTCGGTATATCTTTTATTACATTATTTTTTCTGTAGATGAAGGAACTGTGATAATCACCAATGGCTCCACGTGCTAGTTTATTGACATCAGCATCAACATCAATAGGATATACTCCATTAGGATCTTTAAATCCCTCATTGGTAGAAAGTTTACCACTATCATCTTCGGTATATTTTTCTGA